CACAGACAAAATGTAGGTATCCTGGTTTACCCCCGTTCCCGTAACCATATAGTCCGTGGAGAGGCTGGAGGTGTCAGACAAACCCGTTACAACGGCCGATCCGCTGGTCAGTGTGCCGGTTTGGATAGAATAAGCCGTTGTGAAACGCTTTTCTATTACTAACCGCTGCCAAGGAACAGAGCCAGTCTTCATGTTTACTAGCTCATACCCTGCCGCGTTCATATGGGCAAGCGTTGTCTTGATGTCCGTATCTGTCGAACTCACGACAGCAGACGGAACGGTCAGACTAAGCTCGCGCCTTACGTCCTGGATGAGACTAAGCAGGGTAGTCGCCATTATTCAGCTACCTTTTTGGGGCGTCCTGGGCCTTTTTTGTCTGCCATCAGTTGGGCCATTTGTTCCTTCAGGACTTCGATTTCCTTATCACGTTTAGCCAGTTCAGCAGCTTGTGAGGTTACAAAAGAGGCGTCTTTTGCGGCCTTCATAGCGATTTTGGCCTGTTCCTGAAGTTCAACATATCCCATTCCCAGCCCTTGAACAGTCCCAAATGGCAATCCTGCCAGCATTTCTACCGTAAATACATTGTGGTATTTCAGTTCCTTCACTTGAGCGGCATTAATTTGAGGCCATTTCTCCAACGCCCATCCCTCAACGGGTGCATTTTGCTTGGTATTTTGATAGTGCGCCCACTGACGCGGGAAACGTCGTTTGTGGGATTCTTCTACCACGCTTACTACCTTGTTCAGCTCGCTGCCTGGGGTATGAATCTTTATAAAATCCCGCATTTCATAGACCGGATGACCGGCTTGTGCGGATTTGTAACGGATTTCAAGTGGTTCTTCATAGAATTGGACAAAAAGCTGATCGTCGGGATTGGTTGCGCCTACGAAATCTGTGTTGTCCAGATCGGACGCGAGTTTATTACTAGCCATAATGTGCTCCTAAACTGTTGAGTTTAATGAGAAACGAAGTCAACGGTATTAATACAGGTAAATTGCAGGGTGGTATTGGCGGCAACAGATTTCGCCGCGTTGGCAGAGCCGTTATCGATCTTGCCACCAGTAGGCGGATAGACAGACAGGGCGTTAGCGCCAAAGTTAGAGACAAGGACGGTATCGCCGATTGTCAGGTTAGCAGAGAGAACAACGCCAGAGTTCAATGCCGTGGTGGTTACGACGTTGATATCGTCTGTAATCGCCAATGCGGTGCCCTGGGTCGTTCCTGCGGCGGTAAGTCCGGTAGTCAATGTTCCGGCAATCGACGTCGCATGGAGGGGCGGCATGTGAGAGCCGACCAGAGTAGCCTTTTTCATGATAATTCCTCGAAAAAAGAGGGCCCCGAAGGGCCCTACAGATTAGACAGAAGCAGCTGCAAACCAGCCGTAATCGCCCGTGGTCATATTGGTAGCCGGTGAGAGGTAAGAACCCCCAGACGCGGTTGCCAAAAAGGTCGTAGCGGAAACGGTGCAAACAGCGGTGCTTGCCGTAATTGACGCATTTGCTTCAGAGAAGACATAACGCTTGCCATCGGAGCCCCAAACCTGGGTGCCGATTTTATGCGGTACAGTAACAGCGCCTGAAGAAATGTCCGAGGCCAGGACCGTATTGGTCAAGTCTACCCCAGAGAACGGATTAACAGAGTAAGCCATTGTTTAGCCTCCTATTAAGCGGTGAGTTTGCCGCAGAATTGCGGACCGGAGCTGGTCAGATTGCCTGCCCAACCCATGAGTTTCACGACAGCATCCTGGTTGACTGCTTGGCGCTCGCCACCAATCGGAACGAAATTCCGGTCCTTGTGAGGACGGAAGAAAATGTAATTGGTGTTGAGGAACAACATCTGATTAGACGGTGAATTAGAGCCGATACCGCCATCCAGGACCACATCCGCAGAATTGCCCGCGCCAAAGTATTTCAGGGCGGTAAAGCCTGCGCCTGCTTCACCTTCGGATGTAACACGTTGCAGAGCCTGGAGAGATTGCAGGTACAGATTGTAATAATTTGTATCTGCAACAATCAGATCTGCGCGGTCAGTACCACGGACCAGATTGGTTGCTACCGTATTCATGTAGGTTTGGATATTGGAGCTGGAGACTGCGGCCCCGCCATCCGTTACACCTGAATAGCTGTAGTTCTGCCAGAAGGACCAGGTAGCGCGATCAATGCCGCCATAGGTGCCAGAGGTCGGGGTCGTCGCAACAGCCGCAGCAAGACCCGTAATGTTCTTCCCACTGTTGCCGGTGCCATCCAGATAGATATCTGACGCCATACGGTTGAGCAGCTGGTTTTCAGCGACTTGCATACGACCATCCAGCAGGTCAATGATGGCTTCTTCGCCACTGTTTTGCAGCATTTCCAGGCCGGAGATGGTCACGGCAGCGGCATACTGGGTGATGGAGAATTGAGCAGCACTAATTGGGCTATTCGGTGAAATGTTGAGCACTTCATAGCCGCTATAGCTGTTCACGTTGTTGGTAGATGAATCGGTATACATGATTTCTTCCAAAATCACGTTACCGCCTGAGAATGGGCGTACATTGCCTTTTTGCTTGAGGCGACGTAACAGCGCATTGTTATTTGTTACGTTGTCAGCGAGTTCACCGGAACGACTTTGGATCGTGGTTGCAATGATATCGCTGATACTGGAGTTAGCAAATGCCATGGAATTTCTCCTTGATCAGTTAAACGCGATTGGTCGCATCCTGCATTGCTGCTTTGAGGATGGACCGCCTGTCATTGCCTCCGCTTACCGTCTTCTCGGCCCCTGTTGAGGTGCTTTTCAAGCTGGATGCTTTGGCTTTCGCCGCCTTAGCGGCTTTTGCAGCTTCTTTCTGGCGTTGGGCCTCGGCCTCGCTGTTTTGCTTGGCGATGAGACTTTCCCGCAGCTGCGCATTCAACCAGATCGCCTTGTCGTAGGCGTCCTGGTAGGATTCTGCTTTCCCGACCTGCAAGAGCGCGACCATATCATCACGGACGGTCTCGAAATGCTCGGGGGGTTCTTTTAAGAAATCTTCCAATTGTTTCTGGGCCTGCACATCTACACTTTGCATTTGGACGGAATGAAGCCGTTCCTCGACCATGCGATCAACGTCTTGCGGCGTCAGGGCTTGTTGTTGGGCTGTCTGGCTTAAATCAACGCCATAAGCGGCAATCAGATTTTGCAGGGCGTTTATTTTCTGTTCATTCGTCCCATAACGAAGCTGGGTTTCCGTGTTAAGAATTTGCTGAACAGCCTGGAGTGGATTTACCCCCATTTCCTGGAAGTTTTTCTGATACGGCATGATGGTCCTATTCCACTCATCGGCCATCTGGGCGCGTTCACGGTATTGGTTTAAGCCCTCATGGAACTGATTTTCACGCTCGTGGATATAATCGCGAAGCTTAGGGTCAGCAGATTGGAAACTTTCCCAATATTCCTTCTTCCAGGAACTAGGAACCTCAACGGGTTCGACTTCTTCTGCTTCTACAGTTTCCTCGGGTTCTTCTTCTGCGGAAGCTTCTATTTCCTCTATATCAGAATCTTCTAATGCAGCATCTTGTTCCTCTGCTTCAGGTTCTTCAGCAGCTGATTCAATGACTTCTTCTTCGGGGTCTTCATTGGCTTTCTGTGCTTCCATCGCACTGGTAAGTGCTTCACGTAATGACATGGAGTTATCCTCGTCGTTGATAAATTTCTCTAATAAGGTTTTCTTTCCAGTTCACCTTTTTACGTTCCGGCTTGGTCGTGGCGGCTTTGATTTCATTTCCAATTTCGATACAGCCATGATCGCGTAAATGGGTGCGATGTTTGGATCGGCTCGTGATAATGGAGCCGTCTATCATGGATTGATAGGGGGCGATATCGGGAATAATGTCGGCGTTACGCTCTTTCCCTGTTTTGGCGTACACTCTCCGATCAAGCTCACATTTTTGTTCCCAAAGCTCATCTGTTTCACGTGAAACCTCATATCCCCAAAAATCCAGCCATTCTTCTTTCGTCGTAAAGGGGCTATTGGACATTTTTGCTCACCATCTGATTAGCGGAGGATTCGGATTCCTGCGGGTTCTGTTGGGCTCCAATCATGGCCACTACAATCTTGGTGGCGGCTTCGAGTTCTGCCTTCCAGCGATCAAAGGCTTCCTGCATTCCCTTGGTCTGTTGGTCGTATTGGGTCTTCAGCATGTCGGCATGGGCCTCTAACTGGGTCTTAAAGGCGTCTTGACGGGCCTCTGAGGCGTTCTGAGCTTCTACTTGCTGCTGCTGTAGGGCTTGCTTTTGGCGCTCTGTTTCGGTGTCTAATTGGGCCTTAAACTGTGCCAATTCTTTGGCGTTCTGGACCTTCTGCTGCTCCAGTTGCTGCTGGGCCTGGATCTTCATGGTTTCAGGATCTGGCGTGGGCGGCTGGGATTCTTTCTGCTTGACCCATTCTTTGATTTGGTCAAGAGCGGCATCCAGCGTGCCTTCCAATGATTCAGCGCCCTTATAAGCCCCGGCACCATATTTGAGCAATTCAATAACAATCGGGGCGACTTGGGGAGCCTGGGTAATTAATGGCGTTGCTTTTTGCAATGCGCTCCCGAAAGCATTGATGAATTCTGAGCGATCAGCACGTTCTTGGGCTTCGTCAATGTTTACCAATGAATCGGCGTCTACCTCAATACGGAAAGTCCGAATGGGTTTGTTGGCGATCATTTGCATGGCTTGGCCAACCAACTGTTGGTCTTCCATGCTCATCTGATCGACAGCCGCAATCTGGGCCAGGGTCTTAGGGGAATAAGTGGCGACAATCTGTGCCTTGATGCGGATAACATCCGACAGGAATTGAGCGATTTGGCCTTGTGAGCAATTCAACCGCAAACCGACATAATTCCCCTTGATGCCTTGGGCGGTTGCTGTTTCGCCAGCCTGTCCAACTCCGTGGACGATATCTGCCAGCCCGGTGATGTAATCAACCTCGGCCTTTTGCTTCTCCAAGGCGTTATAAGCCTCGTTTAAAGCGTTGGCGATATGTGTCAGATCGACAATATCAATTGAGCCCTTTAAGCCATTCTTATCAGCAAACCGCGCCCAGTCAGTGACAGGGACTAAGCCTGTATTCGTGCCCTCTGTAAACAGCCGCTGGAAGAGGCATCGTATACCCCCGCGACTTTCAGGGATTTAATCAGATCATGGATACGTTGTTGCAGAATATCCAGGGTTTCGGCTTGATCTTGATAATACACAAAATCCGGGACCGGAATCAGCGTATCGTTAGTCAACGTGCTGTAGAGGGGTTTGGGAGCCGGGAAAAATCCCTCCAGCTCAAGTGGATCGTCCTCTTCTTTCAGGACCTCTGGAAAGGATTTACTGATCCAACAGACGGTCCCGTCATCCTTGTTCCACAGCTCATAAATCATAGCCTTCTTTTCAATGTCGGCCTTAGACGAGCGCATATCATCCGTGGGGGATGAATCAAGGGGGATCTTGCTGCCGATTTCCTCCCCGAATTGCTTAACGCATTCGTCCCGGTCTAGATAAACCCGCTTCCAAATAACGGTTACTTCAGACCAT